CATGTAGTTATACAAAAATCTATCTCTACCATCAGTCATTTTTTCTTTTGATAATATTTCTAAACATGGTGGACCATCTTTAAATTCTTCTGCACCACCTGTTAATTCATTTTGAATAATTTTATTTGTTATTTGTTTTAATTGTTCAGAAGTCATTTTATTTAACTCAATACAATTTAAAAATAACTCTAATGACATTTCATTACCGGATGGATCTAATGCAACTCTTTCTGATTTATTGAAATAAGGTAGATTTATAAAATTACCATTAATAGGATCACCGTCTGTATTTTTTCCAAGTTTAGTTTGTTTGGGAAATACTTCTGTTACTATAGGTAATTTAAATAAAAATAATACTTGCTCTAAAAACTCTTTTATCTCTTTTGCTTTTACAAATTCTTTTGTAAATATATATAAATGCAATCCATTACTTTTTGATTTAATTGGTATAAGTGGTAAATTATTTTTTTGAATAGTATCTAAATAAAATTGTATATCTAAATCTTTGTATATTTTTGGATCAATATCTATTGCACCAAATCTTGCATAACCATTGTCATCACAAGGTTGAATACCTATAGATTTTCTCCCGTGTAAATGAAGTCTATAATCTTCTTCAGTGATTGGTTTACCTGACCATCCATAATCACCTGAATGAAATTTTATTTTTCCTGTATTAGGATCTTTGTAACCATTATTAATATTACAAAAACCGTAATTACGTTTTAATCCTGTAAAATACTTTATAAAGTCCGTCATATCTATTTCCTAAGTTAGAGAGGCAGTTCCAGTCTCCCGTTACTGCCTCTTCTTGCAAGTTATTCACTCAGTGAATTATACAATATCCGCAGTTTGAGGTTTATTGCTTTTCTCATACTCAGGTTTAGCTTGACCTTTAGACACAGATTTTTGAAACTCTTGTGCCATTAAGTATAAGTCAGCATCCTCTTTCTTAGAAACATCTAAAGCTCTCGCCATAGATGGTTTGTAGACATGCCAGCTTTTACTTCCTGCAGTTTTACCAACAGTTTTTAAATTATAAACTGCTGCATATGCTGCTGGATTGTAAACACCTTTGTCATCCTTAAATCTAAGATTTTTAATCAACTGATTTAATTCTCTCGCAGGTGTTAAGTTAGATGATCTCATAGTAATCACTGCAGGTCTAGGTTCATCACCTAAAACAACTACATAAAAGTATGCAGTTTTTTCTACATAATTACCATTTGATAATCTGTACTTACCATTTCTTTCTTCAACAGCATCTTCAGGAATATTAAGATGTGTTGTGACAGGAGGAGCTGCTGTGTCTCCCATTTCCTGCCATTCAGGAAATCTTGTTTGCACGTGTGCAACAAGAATATTTACACCTTCTTGACCATCAGTAAGTGTACCAAGACCTTTAGCATATATCATACCAGGTTTAGAACCTTCGACATACTTAGAGTCATTAGCATTACATTCAGGTGATAGTTGATGTAAGATTTTTAAAATCGGAGTCGACATATCGTCCGATTTGATTTCTTCGCTACCTCTACCAGAATCACTTCTTAGGTTGATAGTAGCCAGTGAACCAGCACTGTTCTTTTTTTCTACAGCTGTATTTGCCATATATATCTCCTTATTATTTATTATTTATTTTTTATTTTTAAAATGCGTTTGATTTCCATCAAACGTACTAAATAGTTCTTCTGGAACTTCATGACCCTTGTCATTCCATTCTTTCATAACTACTTTGAGTGTCGATGGGTGAACTTTCTCCTCTTGGATAGGTTCATACCCATTCGACCTCGCAAGGCTAGCGTATTCCACCGCCTTGTTATCTTCGTTCTGACCAAATGATACTATAATATTATTTTTTACAATATCACCTAAGCCATTCTCTCGAAGCCAGTGTATCGCCTCTGCTTTTTTATCAGCTCTAATTGAGGCACTATAAATTTTTTTAACAGACAACTCTGAACCATCTTTAAGTTTTAAACTAGATAAGTTCATGTCTTCCATTAGTTTTGGAATTACAACACAACTAAAATATTTTTCGTCTTCTTTTAAATCTTTTATTCGTGATTCCAAATTTTCAATTTGTTTTTTTACTGATTGTAACTTTTCAACTTCAGTTGAAAGTTTGTCCGGATCAATACTGGTAGATTGATCTGGTGCATCTTTACGTAGATCTATTAACATAATCGTTCTCCTATATTTTTAATTATAACTTTCATGCATAGCATTATAGTTATTAATTTTATAATGTCAAGAACTATTTTTGATGAATATTTATTTCTATTGGATAATAAGTTTTTTCTTGTCGATCCCATTTCAACAATTTAAATTTTCCATTTGTCATTTCTGATGCAATTGCACAAGTAACACCAATAATTGCAGGATCACCATTTAATAATAAGTAATCGTGTTCTGTAAAATTTTTTAATTTTTGTCTTATAGAAAAAATAAATGGTCCAGGTGAAAACATTATTTGTTCTAACGCTCTAAACATAATCTCAATATTGCCATATTTTTTTGCACCTATAATATTATATTTAGGTCTACCTGATTCTCTATCTATGGGAATATCTTGTAATAAATAAACCTTGGATTGTACATCTCCGTACACAAGTTTATCTCCACTTTTTGTAATTTTATTCATTGACTTCTTCCTTTTTTTATATTACTATAACAAATAGAAAGAAAAGTAAATAGAACATTATGAATTATAAATTTAAGACAAAGCCATACGAACATCAATTAGATGCATTAGAAGCATCTTGGGATAAAGAAAATTTTGCCTATTTCATGGAAATGGGTACAGGTAAATCAAAGGTATTATTAGATAATGCCGCAATGCTTTATGATAAAGGCCAGATAAATGGCCTCCTTCTTATTGCACCTAAAGGTGTTTATAAGAACTGGTATGATCAGGAGGTTCCTACTCACCTTCCTGATCATATCTATAAGAAAATGGTGTTATGGAAAACATCAGATAAATCTTCTAAACAGAAAAAAATATTAAATACATTATTTGAAACTGGAACTGATTTACATATTTTAATTATGAATGTTGAAGCTTTTAGTTCTGGTAATGGTACAGAGTTTGCACAAAAATTTTTATCTTGTCACAAAGCAATGATTGCAATTGATGAATCTACTACTATTAAAACACCTACATCCAATAGAACAAAAAATATATTTGATCTTAGACCACTTGCTAAATACAGAAGAATACTAACAGGTTCTCCTGTAACTAAATCACCGCTAGATTTATTTAGTCAATGTGCATTTCTTGATCCTTGGCTCCTGGGCCATGATTCTTATTGGACATTCAAAGCAAGATATGCAGTAACTAAAAAGATTGAAGTACAAGGTCGAAGAGTGGAAATAGTTGTGGGATATAGAAACCTTGGTGAATTGTCTGATAAAATAAAACCATTTTCAAAAAGAATATTAAAAGAAGATTGTTTAGATCTTCCAGAAAAAACCTATGTCAAACATTATGTTGAGCTCACAAAAGAACAGCAAAAAGTATATAAACAAATGAAACAAGAAGCAATTGCTTTTTTAGAAGGTAAAATGCAGTCTTCTGCAACAGTTATGACTCAATTAATGAGACTTCATCAAATAACTTGTGGACATTTTACAGCTGATGATGGAACCATAAAAGATTTACCTTGTCAAAGATTAACTGAACTAATGAATATATTAGAAAATATTGAAGGTAAAACTATTATATGGTCACACTATACTCACGATGTAAGAAGAATTATTGCAGAGATTAAAAAAGTATATGGTGAAGAATCTGTTGTAGATTATTATGGTGCTACAGATACAGATGAAAGATCAAAAAATATAAAAAGATTTCAAAATGATGATAAGTGTAGATTTTTTGTTGGTACTACACATACAGGTGGTTATGGTATTACATTAACTGCAGGTAGTAATATGATTTATTTTTCTAATGGTTATGATTTAGAAAAAAGACAACAGTCAGAAGCAAGAATTGATAGAATAGGTCAAACAAGAAAGATGACTTACATTGATATAATGACTCAAGATACTATTGATGAAAGAATTGTAAAAGCTTTGCGTAATAAAGTTGATATTGCAAATACAATTATGGATGAGGATTTTAGAGAATGGATTTAATAATTTTTAATGATGGACTATATCAATTACTTCCTGTAACCAAAGAAATATTAGAAGGAATTAAATTAGTTGATAAAGTAGATTGTTTTGAACTTTGTGATATTTTAAAATTAAAACTAACTGGTTATGCTAATACTTTAAATCTATATATTATGAATGATGGTAGTGGTAATTTTATAGGATGTATGTGTGGGGCCGAAGCCCCACAATAATTATTTGATTTTTATTTCTTTAGGTTTTTTCTCTTCTGGTGGATTATACTTTAAAGCGATATTTAACATACCATCTTCAAGTTTTGCACCGTCACACTCAACATAATCAGCTAGTTGAAATTGTCTTCTAAAAGATCTTTTTGCAATACCTTGATGCACAAAGTCTACATTTTCATCTTTTGAAGAACCTTCAATAGATAATACACTATCTTTTACTTCAACTTTAACTTCTTCTTTTTTATATCCAGCTAAAGCCATTTGAATAGTATACTCACCTTCTTTTACTTTCTTTATGTTATAGTGTGGAAAACCAGAATTGACTCTTGACAGACTATCGAATCTATCAAACATATTATCAAAACCGATTGCGTGATTTAGGAATGTACTTAGATTTGTCATAATAACCTCCATGTTAGACAGTTAATTTATAGGCCCTCCTAAAGCGACCTACGTATAATATAATTATTTTTGTGATTAATTCAAGAATAAATTAAATAACCCTGTAAGAGTCAGGATTGTAGTAAATGCGCCACCGATAATCCAGTATAATAGTCTATCAGTTTTCTTTTCAATATCTTCAACTTTGTTGTTAAGTTTTTCTATGTCTTTGTGTAAATGTCCCACGTCTTTTTTTAATCCCTCTACATGTCCATATAGTGCCATTAAATGTTCTCCCGTATCTTCTGGTGTTTTCCCGTTTGGCATTAGAATGAAACCCCCGCTTCATTAAGAACCCTGTAGCCTGATGCTACCAAACCACCCAAATAATTCATTATGCTAATCCTCTTGATCTAAGTTTAATCATTTTTTCTTCTTCAGATAATAAAGCATTTTCAGCTACAGTCAAACCTTGATTCATGGCCCCTGATGCCGGGAGCTGTGTAGTTTGTATCACTTGTTGATTAGGCATTGGTTGTAATGGTAGTGCACTTAATTTGTCTCTTGTTGATTGCTTCAAGATATAGTCATCAGGATTAATTTTAAATTCTTTATTTAATCTTTG